GGTGCTGCGGCAAAATACAATAAAGATCGAAGTGGTCGGTTGTCGCTTAATCGGAGAGAGAAAACGGCAAGATCAACCTGTTACTATTTAACCGGAAGCATTTCGTACAAAGGGCGTGACAAGAAGTTACTTGCGCATCGTGTGGCCTTTTTTCTGTATCAAGGCCATTACCCTGCTTGGCCTAACTCTATCGACCATATTAACAGAGATGGGTGCGATAACCGGATAGTAAACTTGAGGGAGGTCACCGCAAAACAACAGTCTGCTAACACTGCATTAAGCAAAGCCAACACGTCGGGTGTGAAGGGCGTCAGCTTTTTAAAAGGACAGAATAAGTGGCGGGCATCGATTAACTTAAACGGTAAAAAAACAAACCTTGGAACGTTTTATGATCTTAAAGACGCCGTAGCTGCAAGAAAAGAGGGAGAAAAGTCAATATGAAACGTGAAGATATCTTAAAAAAAAGTGCAGAGTTAATATCAGGCCCCCGTGCCGAGGATTACGGTGACGCGCTTGAAAACTTCAGCCGAATTGCAGAGGGCTGGAACATCATTGTAGAGAAGGCCGTCGAAACCCACGGTAGCCTTACACCGCAGCACGTTGCCCTAATGATGGATTGGCTCAAGACAGCGCGTCTTTTAAACACACTGGACCATGAGGATTCATGGATTGATAAATGTGGGTATGTCGCCATTGGCGGCTCCTTCTCAGAAAAGACTACATACTTAGAACAAAAGGTAGCTGAGATTAAAAAATGCAAATAGAATTAGGCAGTGCCACCGTTACATCAGAATGGGTTCCGCCCGCAGAACTACCCGACCTCTCACAAGCCAAAACTATCGCCATCGATGTCGAAACGCGGGACCCGAACCTAAAGAAGATGGGCCCCGGATGGGCGCGAGGCGACGGAGAAGTCGTGGGCTACGCTGTGGCGACAGCCGATTGGGCCGGATACATTCCTATCAGACACCAAGGCGGCGGAAACCTAGACGAAAAAGTAGTCAACAGATGGCTTAAAAAGGTGTTTGATTGCCCCGCTGATAAAATCATGCACAACGCTCAGTACGACGTTGGCTGGATTAAACGCATGGGCTTCGATATGAAGGGCCGTATCATTGACACAATGGTAGCGGCAAGCCTGTTGGACGAAAACAGGCGAAGCTACGGTCTTAACGCACTTTGCTACGAACTGTTAGGCATAGCCAAGTCAGAAAAACTACTGCACCAAGCCGCCGCTGACTTTGGTATCGACGCCAAGGCCGAGATGTGGAAAATGCCCGCAATGTTTGTCGGGCCATACGCGCAGAACGATGCCGAAATCACACTCAAGCTTTGGAACTTCCTTAAAGTTAAAATCGAACAGGAAAACCTACAGCAGGTTTGTGATCTTGAATTGGACCTACTGCCCTGCCTTATAGACATGACATGGCGCGGTATTCGCGTAGATATGGACAAGGCCGAAATAACGCGGAACGCGATCCTCAAGCGAGAGAAAGCCGTCGTAAAAGAAATCAAGCGGATAGCAGGCTGTGACGTGGAAATCTGGGCGGCGGCATCAATAGCCAAAGCCTTTGATAAACTAAACATAAGCTATCCAACCACAGAAAAAGGCGCACCGTCGTTCCGCAAACAGTTTCTGTCAGACCATCCCGATAAGTTACCTAAACTTATTGTAGAAGCCCGCAACCTAAACAAAACCTCCGGCACGTTTATTAACAACATCCTGACGTTCTGTAATTCCGACGGACGCATCCATAGCCACATAAATCAAATCCGCTCCGATGATGGCGGTACGGTTTCTGGCCGCTTCTCCATGAACAACCCCAACCTACAACAAATCCCCGCCCGCGACCCAGAGATTGGCCCAATGATCCGGTCGTTGTTTCTACCAGAAGAAGGCGAACAATGGGCGGCTATCGACTACTCGCAACAAGAACCGCGCATCTTGGTTCACTATGCCAGCCGCTATAGCGAAACTCGCGGATTACAACTCGGCGGTGTTCAAGAATTTGTAGATAGCTATAACCACGATCCGCGGACCGACTTCCATTCGATGGTGGCAGAAATGGCGGGCATCCCGCGCAAACAAGCGAAGACCGTGAACCTCGGCATTATGTACGGCATGGGCGTGGCAAAGCTGGCGATTGAACTAGACTTGCCCGCGGAAGATGCCAAAGCGTTAATCCAACAATACCATGAGCGGGTGCCGTTTGTGAAAGGTTTGATGAAGGGCGTACAAGACCATCTGAACAAAGACGGAAGCAGAGGCATCATTAGCTCGTTGCTGGGCCGCAAAAGCCGTTTTGAACTGTGGGAGCCCGATAAGTTTGGAATGCACCAAGCCCTGTCATACACAGAGGCCCGCGAGGAATACGGTCCGTACACACGGCTAACCAGAGCCTACACTTACAAGGCACTGAACAGACTTATCCAAGCGTCCGCCGCGGACATGACAAAGAAAGCTATGGTTGATTTATACAAGGCGGGCTATTTGCCCATGCTGCAAATCCACGATGAACTAGCCATGTCAGTTAAATCGCTGGAAGAGGCAAAAACAGTTGCGCGTATTATGGAGAATGCTGTACCATTACACGTACCAAGCCTTTGCGACGTTGAAATTGGACCAAGCTGGGGCGAGGCATGTTGATGACACCTCTTTCTGTAACTGCCCCCCACTGGCTAGGATTCGCACTGCGACGTGGGGGGTTTTTTTATTGCGCCCCCGCTGGAACTCTTATATAATCCCAGAAAATCTTACAAAGGCGCATGTCATGGATACTACCAGATGGAAAAGTGTACTCGTCCCCATCGAAGTTTACACAGAACTAAAGAAGTTGTCGGCTGTTGAAGGCCGCACAATCAGTGGACAACTGAGAAGCATGTACGATCACTATGCCAATCTAAAATCAACCAAGACAAAGCTGAAGAAAGCTGCCGAGAACGCTTGACGTAAGCGACTATATGGGATAACCATACCTAATCATCCTTGATGATATGTTTGTTCTCCAAATAAACATGAACCTCAGATCGTTACGGGCGGTCTGGGGTTTTTTATTGACTACATCCCATATGTTCTTATATACTCCCGTACATACGGAGCAGAAGGAGAACAAGAATTGATACCCCTTTCAGTAAAAGGCCCCGAAAGACGGGCGCAACGAACGTGGACGGTGGAAGAAACCGTCAAACTTATAACGCTTAGGCAAGACGGGTTTTCTGACCACGACATTGCAGAACACCTTCAGCGGTCTGTTAAATCAGTCCGGCAAAGACGCTACAACATTCACAACAATGGAGAATCAGACATGAAAAAACTTTCCAACGAAAAAATGGGTTGGTCCGGCAAGGACATACAAACCGTCTTGGACTTACACAATCAAGGCGTTTCTGACCACGACATAGGCGAGAAGCTGGGCCGTTCAACAAAAGCCGTACAAATTAAACGCGGTAACATTACACGCGCAGCGCGGCCAAAAACAACCTCTCGCGAAACCCTCGCCAAAGAACTAGAGCCCGGTCTTAACGCACTGTTTGGCACAGAATATGACTTTGACCCAGCCCTGCCCAAACTAAAAGTTACTAGCATCCGCGATGAAGAACCGCCCCAGCCCCGCAAAAAAGTAGAACCGTTGAGCCCCAAGAAACTAGCCCTTAGTCTGACGCCAACACCAACGCCGCCAAAGAACTACTTCGAAATACAGATACCAAAAACAGCCGTGTACGGCGCTGTAATAGCCGTCGTAGCACTCCTAGCGTGGGCCGCGGGCCACTATGGCTGATTGCCCCGAATGCAACAGCACTGGCGAACAAGAAATAGACGTTCCTGTTCGCCAATCAACCACTAACCCATATGGATATATTGATACCAAAACCGTCCCGTGCGAATATTGTAACGGTACGGGCAAGGTAGATAACGATGACTAAATGGGGGGAAATAAACATGATTAACCGTGAAGAATACCAACGGGTTTGCGATGAAAATCTACGGTTGCGAAACTTAGTAAAAGCAAAGTCGCCGTTGGCACTAAAACGTTTGTTAGAAAATTACTTGGGAGAGTTACGTGACACCACTAGAACAAATGAAAGCAACAGCAAAAATTGAAAACGCGGAAATGATCCGAAATAATAATGGACGGTCATCAAACTTTGGTGTGAAAATACCCAACCAAAACGGCGGAAGACCCCGACTTAGCGATATAAAACGTTCCAAAGGAGCGCAAGAGTTACTACACTTATCCCAGCAAGGACTAACCCAAGAACACGCAGCGCGGACCTTGGGCCTGTCTCGGGCACAAACTCGGCGCAAAGCGCGTCGTTATCAAATAACCTTCGCAGGGGATGACGAATAAAGTGGGTCAGCAGTGAACTAGCGCATTCGGCAACGCGAAAACCAATCTTGGTTAACGTTGGCTGACCCATAACCCCACCATACAGGAGAACAACCATGACACAAGATGAACTGCAAACCGTACTAGATAATCTGCTTAAAGCCCTGCCAAAACGATGCTCACCCGCAGACATATCAACCATCCTGCCACACATTATCCTTGCCTACGATATGACCGACAATTGGTCCTCCATAATGCTGGCAACCACCGTGTCGCTGGGCGAACAAGCTTACCCGCAAATCGAAAAGAAATGTGAAGCCATCGTAGATGCAAACAATTTCCTAGAAAGAATAGTCAATGCAAAAAGCTGACTTGGACAGAATCCATAAAGACCTTAGTCCCGCACAAGAGTCAGAACTTAAATTCCTGCGCCAACGTGTCGATAGATGCCAAGAAGATAGGTTCAAACGAGACTCCTCACCCAACGCCTCGCAGAACTACTTCGCCGCCGCAGATGAACTAGACCGATACGTTAGGGAGTTACGAACATATGGACATTGGATTTAAACCAATACTCAGAGTCCTAAGTAACGGACGGTGGTTCACGGAACACGAAATAGCCAGAAAATCCCGTATGAAATTGTGCGCCGTCCGCGGATATTTGAAAACACTGCGACGCAAGGGACTGCTAATGTTTATCTGGCTTCACGGAGAACGGTGCTGGAAAGTCTCGATTTAGGGGGCTTTACTTTATCCCATACTTGTGGCAAGATGATCCTACGTTATGTTTATAGGAGAACGACAGATGGGCATTACATCAATGATGGACAGAGCAACCGCTCAAATCGAAATAATCACAACAGAACGGGGAGACACGTTCGATATAACAGACCCCATTCGTGACCAAAAACCACATAGAGTTCTAGCATCCGCAACATTCTATTGGGAAGCAGACGAAGATTGGACAGAATTTGCCCGTAGAGTGGCGTCAGTCGGGGACAGAATGTTTCTGGAATTTGATGATGAAGACAGCGTAACCCAATATATTCAATTCAAAACAGGTGGAAAATTATGACCTTGTGATGAAAATGTGCGGATTAGATGCAAAAGTGTGAGGCCCCCTAGTCGGGGCCTTTCGGCGTAAGTGCCCAATTATAAACAAAAAAATGAGGTCGGGTAGGGTAGAACACGGACCGCGGGCCACGGCCCCCCTATATGGGGCATCTGAAATTAAAAAAAAAAAAAAAACGAAAACTCAGAGGCGGGCGGGGCGGGAGGTTTGGGAGGTGCTATATAAGCAGTTGAAATTATTGAAAAAAAACGTTGTCGGAACCTCCCACATATCCTCCCACCATACCAAAGCTTGGTGGGAGGGCCACCAAAGGTATAGGTTACAGCCTTTGTGTTTACTTCAAGAGTTTTGCGTTAAGCGCTTCTGAAATCTTTTTAAAATTAAAAATATAATTCTGGTGTATATAATAGGTTGCGGTATAAACCTTTGAACAGTTATTCTTTTCGGGGGCTTATATGGCAGGTAAAATTGAAACAGCGTATGGAACTATTCCAGCACCTATAAAAAAGAAGCGGACTTTACGGCCCAAGAACCACCCCCAAATCAGTGCCGAAGAAAAAGAAGCCAACCGCTCTGATCCGCGTGGCAGGAAATACGTTACGGCAGATAGGGCTTTGACCCGTAGGCAAGAACTTTTTGTTAAAGAGCTAGTCAGTAACGACGGCATGGTTACCTATCGGGAAGCCGCTGTTCGTGCGGGATACCCCGAAGGTTCTGCCCATACCCGTGCGTATGAAATGACCAACCCACACAAATCCCCGCACGTTGTAGCCGCGATAAAACGATACCGTGCGGAGTTGGACGAAAAGTTTAGCATAACCTATTCCCGCCATGTTCGTGACCTACAGAAAATACGCGATATGGCCCTCGAAAACGGCGCGTACAGTGCCGCCGTGCAGGCTGAGTACCGTCGGGGCCAAGCGCAGGGAGACATATACGTCAGCAAGTCGGAAATCAGGCATGGCAGTATAGACAGTATGAGCAAGGAAGATGTTTTGAAAGCTCTTGAGGATATGAAAGAAATCAATGGCCCAGACATTATTGACATTACCCCCGTCGAAGATGAAGACGGAAGCAGCGTTCTACCAACAGATGAGGACGGCGGCGAAAAGGATAAGGCCTAGCCTTTCCTTAACACGCATTGAGAATTGGGCGGGTCAGGGCATACCAGACCTTTTGATTGGCGATGAGGCCGGAAGATTTAGTTTTGTAGAACTAAAGTTTTGCAGGGCCAACGCTGTTAATTTAAGTCCCCATCAGGTTGCATGGTTAATGCGACACCGCCTAACCAGTAGCTGGATATTGATTAAGCAACAGCGCAAGCCAGAGGCCAAGCCGGATGTGTTTCTGTACCATGCTAGTCAGGCCATTGACGTTAAGACAAACGGCTTGAAAACAGAGCCGAGATTCAAAGGCCCGCATCCTTTTGATTGGTCCGAGATTTTAGGCTTGATAAGTCCCATATAATCGCATACGGTAAAGTTCTTAGCAATTTGGAGAACAGCTATGGCGAACAATTTAAGCAAGGCATCTTTTCCTTTCAAGGTGAGTAAAGACAAGCAAACGGTTGACGGATTAAAGCCCGTAAATCGCGCTACTCGCAGGGCCATTGATAGCAATAAAGATATTGTTAGAAAGAAAAAGAAGTGGATCAGAATATGAAATTAGAGATGCAAATAAATGATTCTTATAAAGAAGGTTGGCAGGACAGTGAGATGTCCACTAAATATGTATATCTCCGCCTTCACACAATTCTAAATAGCCGTTGCATAGAGGCTGATCTTTCTCAGTTCTATGACCAAGTTGCGCAGACTTATTACGCAGATACTGGGTCAAGGGTTGGTGATGATTTAGCAGCGGCAAAGCGATTTCCCACGAAGGATGAAATACTATGAGCAAAAAAATTGTATTGGCAAAAACGCCCGCAGAAAAAATCCGGTTTAACGTACATTGGTTGCAGGTGTTTGTGATGTCTGGACGTGGCGAGGAAGCCGAAAGCATGGTTCAAAAACTATTGGACGTTGCAGATGAATTAGA